ATTCAATAATGTTTGACATAGTTTTACTCATTTAGTTGGTTTACGAACACTGATCTGATACACCGTATCAGAGTTAAGCCCCGGCGGAACTAACGTCGGGTTTTCTTCAAGGAACTGCGCCATATTGCGTTGTGCAATGCGACGCTCCAGAAGGTCTACGGCGTCGTTCTGGATGATGAAGTCCTTGAACGACCCCCAATCTTGGGTGGTATAGCGGGTTTTAGTACCGAGCATGACTGTGCCAGTGTCAGTCTTCATTGACTTCGTGCCAAGCGCCATCATCTGTGTCTTCATAGCGTTCTCGATCTCATCTTCCTGCTTGTCGAGTGCCGCCAGTTCTTCTTCATACTTCGTGGTCAGCTCTGCCTTTGCGCCCCTGATTCTCAGGTATACCTTGGCAAGCTTATCCATAGGGACAAGTTCTGTATTCATTATTAACTCCATGTGGTTGGGTATTTCTGTCAAACATTTTACAACTGGCTTTTTTAAGATGCAAGCTCTTCTTCGTATAATTTCACTAGCACAGCGTGGTCATCTACCCGACCTGCTAGCTTTTTAAACATCTTTCTTTCCAATTCGCTACCTTCTATATGCACGACCGTTACCTTGTCTGAGGTTTGGCCTACGCGGTCAGTACGCGCACAGCATTGCAGGTACGTCTCAACAGACATAACCGGACCCCAAAAAACTACCGTGTCAGCGGCTGTCAGGGTGACCCCATGCGAGGCAGACTGAGGCTGAACAACCAGTACACGCGGTGACTCCGTAGTCTGGAACTGCTTGAAAATAGCGGTACGCTTGGCTGGTGTTACGTCACCATGTATCTGTGCAATCTCAATGTTATTCTTTTGCAAAAACTCTGAGATGGTGTCGATGCTGTGGCGGTAGGGGGCAAACACCAACACCTTGCGGCTTGTCTCTTCCAACACTTCGAGCAACACGTTTAGCCGCGGGGAGCAGTCAAAGGTAACGACTTCTTGGTTGTCGGTGTACGCTGCCCCTGCGCTAATCTGTAATAGCTTGTTGACTCCTGCCGCAGCGTTAACTGCGGTAACCGTTTCACCAGCAGCTTGCATCACCATGCGGTCTTTTAACATCTTGTAGTACTTAGCTTGCTGCGCAGTCAGCGGGACTTCACGCGTCACAGTAATAACTGGTGGCAGGTCAAGGCACTGCGCTTTCGTAAACCTAATCGCAGGTTGCAACACTTCATGCACATCGCCCCCTGACGTTGGTTTAGGCATCCATCTAAAACGTGTGGCTTGATACATCACCTTGTCGCGCCAACCTGTAGCAAACTTAGGCACAGCGTCAGGGTTAACTAACTTGGCTAGTCCGTACGCATCTAGCGGGGACTGCGCTGCTGGCGTTCCTGTCATCATCCACAGGTGGGTGTTGGGTTTGAGTATCTTTAGCAACGATTTAAAACGCTTGGTTCCTACGTTCTTGTACGCGTTGGCTTCATCAACAATAACCAGATCAAACTTGCCATCTTTGACTACTTCATCAGCAATCAAATTCAAACCATCGTAATTAGTTATAACGAAGTCATAACCGCCTTTAACCATCTCTAACCTACGTGCAGCTTGCGAGTGATGAGCTACGATACAACTGCGGTGAATGATGCTGTTGTTTAAATCCTGCATCCACGCCGAAGTCATGATCGACAGAGGGCACAGCACCAAGCAACGGCGCACTTCACCAACCTTCATTAAGTAGTCAGCAGCCCACAACGCCGACAAAGTTTTACCTGTGCCGGGTTCTGAAAACACAAAGCTGCGACGATTAAGCGTCAAGAAAGAAGACGTTTCACGTTGATGTGCAAACGGCTTGAACCTGCCGGGCCAATCGTACTTACCCTCGATGGGCGAGACAACTTTCTTTACACCCAGATTGCGAAGCACTCGCGCTTCGTCCAAACCAAAATGTACTGCTACTTCGTAGATGCCGTTATCGTGACTGACTATCTTGTGTTTTGGAATGATTGAATATTTTTCTGGGTTACGCGTTCTCAAAAGGTATAGCTTGTTGTCAATGATCTGCATTACTTATTGTCTCCCTGATTCACGCTCTTGCCGCGCAACCGCAGATTCCCTTTGGTTGACTTACCGCCTTTGCGTAGTGGCTTAACGTGGTCGATGTCTTTTCCGCTTCTATCAATACCCAGTTTGTCGTACATGCGACGCGCTCTTTGGCGCTCATGCTGGGCACTGTCTTTTCCTGACTTACCTGTTTCCAAATCTCTTTGGTACTCTTTCTTGTAGTTTCTGGTTGCCATGATGGCCTCCTAATGTTGAGGATGATGTTCACAGTCAGTTACCGGACACCAACCACACAGCGGTGTTTGGTTTGGGTTCCATACGTCAACACTATGGCTAGCTGCAAGACGCGCAACGCGCTCACGATAACGCCACCATAGCTGCTCTTGTTCTTCAGCGCCGACTTCGTGTGTGACCATTGACTCCTTCACTACGAACAGCAACGCTGACTTCACACGTTTGATATGCGGGAAATGTTTAAACACCATTAGCGACATCAGAATTAACTGATCGCGGTCAGGGTATCTATCGTTTCCTGTTTTGTAGTCCACTACTCGCGCTGTAAAGTTATCGTCGTTAACGATAATCAAATCAGCGATACCACGCACCCATACGTTCTCGCTATCGAAAGCACAGGGGTTTAAATCTTCTGTCAACGCCATCTCGTACTCAACAAACCTCCTGCCTGTCTTAGCTTTCAACGAGTCCAGCGTAGGCTGAACAAACGCAAACTGTTCTGGCAGAGGCGTGTCGTCTTGGATGTAGTCTTCTGCTGCTTTATGTAAGTCTTTACCGTAGCGTGTTTGCACCGTGTCTTGGAACGGAAACTTCTTTAACACTTTTACTTCATGGTATCGACGAGCGCAGCCTTCAAAATCTTTAAGCGAACTGTGCGACCATTTAACTTTTACTGGAATCATTGTGTGCCTTCTTGTCGTGTCCTAGCTTCTTCGATTTTTCTTTCCAAATCTTCAAACGCTTTCTTTGCTTGTATCTTTGTTTTTAACTTAGTGTTAGTGTTGATTTTCTGTGTAAGCAGTCTGTTGAATTCCCCTATGGGGTAGCGCAGCAGAACGTAGGCTACATACTTGTCACCCTCTTGCACGATCTTTGAATCTTCTTCCTGTACGCCTGTCAGGTTTGCAAGGATGGCATCCTGCGATGTAACTACCGAAGCCTCCTGCCCATTGTCATCTGCGTACAACTTCATCGTTGCGTTGATTTCATTCTGGATAGATAGCGCTAGTTGGGCACGCGCTAGTATCGTTGCTTTGTTAATTGCCATCTGCATATCCTGCGACTTAGCAGATGCTTTCTCATACAGTATGTCGTTGGACTTCGGCGGTTTAGTATACCAATCAGGCGCGGCCTCCAATGTCTTCGCCATCTCTTTTCTTACTTCAACTCTTTCTTCTTTCATAGCCTCATACGACCCGGGCTTAGGACTGTTGCAGCCAAACAAAAAGAAGCAGCCAGCAAGTTTTAAAATTTCTATAATCCACATAGTGCTATTCATTAGTTACCTTTCAAGGTGTATGCAGTACGCGTTGCCCATATCGAGAAGGGCAGACGGATAATTCGACGTTCGCTTTTCGGTATCTCTTGCATGCGTTTATTAAACTCAGCAAGCGAAAAGTTTTTTCTCAGGTTAATTTCTTTCTTTGTTGCTACCGCTATCAAAACTGAGTCAGCTATATCAGTACTTATATTCTTGGGAAAGATTGCAAAATAAACAGACGAGGTTGGAAATTCTATTTCTTTATCAAAGAGTCTACTTTTTTCTATTTCGTTAGGGTACAGCTGTGCAAGTTGTTCATGCTCCGCAACATAAGGTGAGAACACAAACAGATTTAAATAAAATGGTTTAGTTGGTTTAATGATTACTTTAAAATGTTCACCGTCTCTCAGACGTGTTTGCGACATCCTGATCTCAGGGTCAAACGATATGTCGGAAGTACCTTTGTCTTTAACAACATCAACTTCTAACGCAACGTAGCAAGTACGTGGTGCAACTTCTTCTTTAACTTTCTTTACGCCAGCTACTACGCCTTCGGTGTGAGACACCGACAACACCAGCAACTGACACACATCAGACTGTGGGTCTTTGCATACCTGATGCTGCGATGCTGAGATAGATTCGCCAGATACTTTTTGTATAGCTTCATTGATTGCTCTAGCTTCAGCCGCACGGCATGCAGTCTTCTCCGCAGTCTCGGGTCCGAAGTGTTCAATCGCATCAACCTTTATCCATTCAGCATGCGCTGACGATAGAAGGAACGCTAGTAAAAGAACGTATTTCATATACGGCGTTGACATACAAACGCTTCATGGTTTACACGAAAGGCTCCTGCGTATTTGCAATCGCCAACCACGCGCATCTCTGTTTGCACTGTGCCTATCCACATACCAATTACAAACATAACTACGACAGCTAACGACTTAGCCCATACAGCGTTAATCCAAGCAAATATTTTATGGTAGTCAATTGTTTCAACAATCACTTAGCATCTCCATAGCGTTTAGCGGAATCAATATCGGCGTTAAGTGGAAGCCCCAACATGTAGTCAGGGGTAGTAACCATCTGTTCAAGCACCCACGGCAAAGCGTCTGAAACGTAAGTTTCAGGTACGAGAACAGCAACTTCATCATGTACGGTTAGTACACAGGGATAACGCTCTTGTATGCGCAGCATGCCATCAGTCATGATGCAACGAGCTACTGCCTGAACAATGTTTTCAGTCAGCTTCCCACCGTACAACTTCTTTTCATCGGGACCATACGACCACTGCATACGGCCTTTGTCGTCA